TTAATCAGCTAAATCTAAAACTTTAGCTATGACCTTTTGTCTAAAAGAATAAAGTATCTTTTTTATTTTGTGAAGAGGAATATGGTATTTTTCAGCGATTAGATTGAGATTAATAAATGGATTTTGCTTTTTATCAAATATTATTTGCTGTTCTAATTCACTCATTGAACTTATCTCTTGGAGAATTATATTGTTTATTTTTATTAGTAATTTTTCTTTTTGATATAAAATTTTTAGATAATCATAGCTAATATCCACATATATATTATTTCTAAGCAAAAAAGAAATTTCTTCTTTGAGTTTGTACCTTAAAGAAGAAAGCATATTTAAAAGTGTCATAAACATCTCATAGGTTAGTTTTTCCATAAATAATTGTTTTATGTCATAAAATATTATATTCATCAAGAAGTTAATCATCTTTCTATTTATTTCGATTATACCGGATTTACTGATGTTTAATGACAAGGAAATTTTAGCTAAAGTATATCCTTGCTCATAGCGTAGTTTTAAAAACTCTTGATATTTAGCTGGCATTTTTTGCAAAAATTGATTTATTAAGTAAAAATCAAGATATAAGCATAATTGCCTATACCGTATCTTATAAATCAAGGGATTTTTCTTATGTGTTTGTATATATTCTTCTTGTTTGGTATTAATTCTGTTATAAGTATTTGTGTCAAAAAATAAAATCAATCTATCTTTTAGTATTTCTTTTCTTAAAAACAATATCTTATCACCTTATATGCTTTTCTAGTTTTAATAATAATTCTTGAATATTTTCTGTTGAAGAAGTCATATTTTCTAAGAATTGTTGTAAATTTTTTATATTATTTATTTCATTCATATAATCACTAATTTTACCTTCAGCTTTTTTCATTTGCATTATTAATTCTAATTTTTCTATGTTTAGCAGTTTATTTATACTGCTTTTTATAACATAGAATTTGTTATTATCTATATTTTCATCATCAAGAATGGTACGTAATTTATCTATTTCTGCTAAATATTTATCCTGTAATTTTGTTATTGTCATTTCAATTAACCTCTATTCATAAAAAAATTTCTTATCAATTTTGAAATATCTACAGATTTTAATTATGTTTGCCTCTCTAGGTATCATTGTTCCGCTTTCCCATCTATGAATAGTAGATGGATTCACTAATAAGATATCTGCAAATTCTTCTCTCGTTAAGAGTTTTTGTTCTCTTAACCATTTTATTTTTTCGCCAATACTCATAATAATTCTTTAAGTTGTTTGGTAGAAGTCTCTAAAACTTCTATTAAATCAATTAAATTTTGCCTATTTTTCTTGCTATATTTGCAAGTATTGAACTCAAAAGCTATAGCTTTACATTTAGTGCCTAAATATACCTTACAACTAGTAACCATATTTTCCAAATCGTTAAAATTTCCTTCAGATACTAGTTTTTTTAGCACATCATTTTCTTTTTGTAAATTTGCTATTGATACTTTTAGTTGATGATAGTCTTTAGGTGGAACAATTTCTTTGACTTTAATTACTTTTTCCATATTAATTCACCTCAAACTTCTTCAAAATAATGATAGACTTTTAAAGTAGATATCATAATTTCTACTTTATGGAATTTTTTCTTGTTATCATAACCATAAATAAAGGCATGACCTTTATCATTTTGATAAAAGCCAGACCCTTTTACATAAATAGGATTACTATTCATTTTGTTAATTGCTTTCGCTTTAAATATCACCCTCTCTATTATTTTCATTGATATTTCCTCTTTCTAATTTTATATCTAAGTCTTTTTCACACTTAGCAATAAGTTTATCTAAATAATCTATAGTTGCTAACATTTTTAATCCTTTATCGTCGTCTTTTATAGTATTTAACAAGGTATCCAATTCATTTTTCTTAGTATTTAAAACACTTAAACAGGTTTCTATAGCACTGAGTTCAATATCTTCATTATCATTTTCAATGCTATTCTCTATAGTTTTTATTTTAGGGTTTGTAACTGTGTTAGGAATATTATCTTGATTAGTTGATTTTGACAATTTATCATTTTTAGGCTTTGGTGTATCTTTTTTTCCGTCCTCTTGTTTAGGACTGTAGTCTTCATTTAAATCTTCAACATTATATCCTTCTTTAATAGATTTTTTTAAATTTCTAAGTTCCCTAGTAGATATATCATCTTTTTGTTTAATTATCTCTAAAGCTTTTTGTTGTTCTTCTTCACTTAACCCTCTAAGTTCAGCAGCTTTAGAAAAAGTAAGTGTAGAATTTTCATCTTCAACAGCTTCTCTTATTTCTGGACAAAATTTATTATAATCCCAGTATCTTTGCAATTCGGCTTCAGAAATACCTATTCTATCAGCAATATTCTTTCTAAAGCGTCCTTTTTCATTTTGGACTTCTTTGGATAATATTTCTGTTAATATAGTTATTTCATTAAATCTGGTTTTAAAATCTTTTTCCCTTTGGGTATTTCTACCAATAATAGCCATTTTTTCATCATCAAGACTTTTGATAGTGTCGTTTATGAAATATGGTACTTTTTTAGAAGATAATTTGCCTTCATTAAAAGCTTGTAACGTTGCTAATTGTCTTCTATGACCAGAGATAATTATAAGTTTTTCGTCTTTTTTTATTACTTCTATAGGATTTTTGACACCTCCACTTCTAATGATTTCAGCTTTTAAATCATCAATGTTTAGTTTTCCATAAATAATTTCATTTTCTGGATTTACTTCTAGTTCATCGGCATCAATATAATCACAAACCAGTCTTAAGGATTGTTTAGTATTTGCCGATGAAAATACTTTTGCCATGTTTATATTTTTTATTGCCATAAAAACACCTCATTATGTTGAGATGAAAAGTTGTCCGAATCAGACAACTTTTCTATTTGATTTTTATTCATCATATAATAATTCATCTACAAATTTATTCATTTGTCTTGCAAATAATGAACGTGGAGATAATTCAATCATACTTTTTCTCAAGTTTATAGCTTCAAATAAACGTTTATTTGAAGCATAGTTATTGACTAGATTTATGTTAGTTTTGAAAAATTTGTATTTAGACTGAGCTTTGCTATATGTGTTTGTGATGTATTTATTCATCAACGCACCTCGCAAAATAAAGTTATTTTGAGGGTCATGTTCATTATAACTTTCATCGTATAGTTGTCTATCTTTTAATACGTTTTGAAATTGTATATCCATTTCATTTAATCCACTATTTGCATAATCGTCGGGATTAGTTACAATGATTACTTGATTAGTGGCAATTAGTGCATTATATACTGTAAAATTAATATCTGGAGCATTGTCTATTATGCAAAAGTCATATTTATCTTCTACAGATTTTAAAGCATTTTTCAAAATAAAAGTTTTATCTTCAGCATCAATTTCTGTATGCTTCATATTTAGCGGTAACAAAGTCATATTGCTAGGTAGTATATCTATAAGACCTTCTTGTATTTTTCTAGCTGGATAAATTGCCTTTTGTATATCTAAATCAGGATTTAAAAATACATCGGCTAATGTTATTTCTTTATCTTTAGCATTAAAGAAATAACTTGCATTTCCTTGTTTATCATTATCAATAAATAAAACTTTTGCTCCAGCACTGGCTAATATATATGCTGTATTTGTGGAAATAGTAGTTTTTCCTACTCCACCTTTTAAATTTATAAAACTATATGTTATCATAGAAATACCTTCCTTAATTTATAAAAATATGCTAAAATAATAGTATTATATATTGTTATTTTAGTAGTTAACAATAGGAGAAAGTCATGAGCTTTATTCATGGCTTTCTTTTTTATTTTTAAAAGCTCTTTTACAATCTTTAAACCACAAACAAACATTATTATTACAAGCTTGTTTAGCATAACAAGCTTGATTTCCTTCATTTCGTTGAATGCTATGAATTAATACTTCTTTAGTTGCTTTTTTAGGTAAAACAATTCCTTTTTCATTAGCAAATTTTCTAATCTCTTTTATTATCATTTTAGTAACCTCTTTTCTTATTTTTAAACATGTTCGAAATCGAACATATTATACTTGTTTCTTTTTAAATATATCAATATTCACATTTTGGGATAAAGCTACATCTACTTTTTCTAAAAAATCATGAATATTTAAATTTTGTTTATCAGCTAATATTCCAGTTAAAGCTAAATATAAACAAATAATATCCGTATCTTCTCCATCTACTAAAAAACGAACTTCTTTATCATCATATATAACACTTGTTATATAACCAATAATTTCTTTATCATCATTTATATTTAACATATTTAGCTCTTGTTGCAAAAATTAAAGATTGCTCAATTTCTTTTGTTAAAGCTGTTTTCATAAGATTTCCTCTTTTTTTATTTAAATTAATTTTAGAAAGGAATTTCTTCATCTTCTGGTACTTCACTACCAAAACTTTGAGCTTGTGTAGAAAGTGGTTTATTTTCTGTAGTTACGGCTGTAGGTTTTGCTCCCATAAACTCAAGTTCTTGAGCAATAACTTCTGTGACATAACGTTTACTTCCATCTTGAGCCTCGTAGTTGCGAACTTGCATACGACCTTCAATTAGAACCTGACTGCCCTTAAATAAATGTTTACTACATACTTCAGCTAATTTATCCCAAACAACGATTGGAATAAAATCTGCTGTTTGTTCTTGATTATGACTAAACCTACGGTTCACAGCTAAAGTAAAGCTTGCCACCGCTTTTCCTGTCTGTGTATAACGTAGTTCTGGATCACGCACAAGGCGTCCTGCTAATATTACTTTGTTCATGAATTAAGGTCCTCACTTTTATAATTTTTTTTTGTAATAAAATTACAGTTGATATCATATATTTTTACCGTAAAATTAATGATTTTTCCTTGTTCACTAATAACAGGGATATATTCGATTAAATGGTCTGTATCTTTGTTATATATATACATATCGCCATTTATAGTAACTAAATTTTCTTTGTCTAATTGATTAATATCTGTAGGATAAGTGTTATTTTTTTGATAATACTCAGTTATATTTTGTTTTGAAAAATTAAAATCTAAATAACTCTCATATTTATCAATAATAGATGAATAAAATATATAAACAATTAAACAAATTATTATACATTTACCTAGAAAACAAATAAAAAAACATACAAGATCATCTTCTTCAGATATAAAATTTAGTATAATTCTTTTAATTTTATTCATAAAAATTTCCTCATTATAATAAACCTTGTTTTCTTAATTTCTCTTTGTATTTTCCATAACTCATATTATGTTTATCGGCGTCTTCCTTAATTTTATTCAATAATGCCATTCTTTCTTCAACTTCCTGTTGTCTCTTTTTTGCTGCCAATGAATAGTAGTTTGGATTAGGATTAATACGATTTGTCATAGTAAAAACCTCACTTATAAATCTTCTTCTTTTATGCCTGCATAATCGCATAACTTTTTAGGCGATATGTGATAGGTATAAGTTGTTTTACCTGGCATCTGCATAGCTACGCCAAATGGTAAGATATTTCTTTGTAGTCCGATTCGAACAAATTGCTGTGATTTACCTAATATTTCTGCTGCACGTTTTACAGTCACTTTTGCTTTTTTACACATATAATCTACTCTCCTTATTAATCTTTTGCTAAGTCTTGAAATCTTACGTATTCTTTATGGAAATATACTGGAATAGTTCCTGTTGGTCCATTTCTATTTTTAGCTATAATTACATCAGTTATATTTTTATTTTCAGTTTCAGGATTGTAATAATCTTCACGATAGAGAAACATTACAATATCAGCATCTTGCTCCAATGAACCAGATTCGCGTAAATCACTCAACATAGGTTTTTTTACTTGTCTTGATTCTACGCTACGAGATAATTGTGATAAAGCAATTATAGGAATATCTAATTCTTTAGCAAGAATTTTCAAGCTTCTAGATATTTCAGATATCTCTAGATTTCTATTCTCACGACGAGTACCTTCCAGTAGTTGAAGATAATCTATTATAATAAGCTTAATATCATTTTCTCGTTTTAATTTTCTTGCTATTGAGCGCAAACTCATTAAATTCGATATTTCATCGTTTATTATTAGTTTTGATTGGGAGAGTTTGTTGGATACTTTTATTAATTTTTGTGTATGTGCATCATCTAAATTTCCTGATTTTAAATTAAACAGAGAAATTAATCCATAACTAGAAAAAATTCTATGAATTAATTGATTAGATGACATTTCTAATGAAAAAAATGCTACAGGTGTATCTTTTTTTATGGATAGATAACTAGCTATATTTAAAGCAAATGCTGTTTTTCCCATACTTGGTCGAGCAGCTAAAATCATAAAATCAGAATTTTTTAAACCCTGTAAAAAACTATCTAGATCCTGTAAACCCGTTTCTAATCCTAACAATTCTCCTTTATGATTAATAATATTTTCAATATCTACATATGCGTTTAAAGTTTGTTCTTTAATATTATTTACTTTGGTTGTAACAAGTTTTTTTGTTAATTTAGATAGTAGTTGTTCAGCTTTATCTAAAACCGTTTCTGGAGTATCTATACTCTCACTATCGTAGCCCATATTTTCCATATATTCCGCAATATGAACTATATTTCTAAGCATAGATTTTTCTTTTACAATATTTATATAGTGCTTCAAATTAGCAGTAGATGGCACTTTATTAGCTAAAGATGTTACAAAAACTATACCACCAACTTCTTCAAGTTTACTAATATGTGTTAGGTAATTTGTTAATGTAATAATATCTATAGCTTTTTTTGAAGTACTTAAGTTAAGCATTGCTTTAAATATTGTTCTATGATTTTTTCTATAAAAATCCTCAATATCTAATAATTCGGAAACTTCATATATTGTTTCTTGATTTATTAAAATAGACCCTAGAACAGCTTCTTCCGCCTCAATGTTTTTAGGAATTTCTCTTTTTATCATTGTATACACTCCTTTCTTGGTATATACTTATATTAGAACTATTTTTATTTATGCTCGTTTTGATTATTTATCAAAACGGGCTTTTTTTATTCTCTTTACTAAATCAAGATTAAACTTAATATCTAACTCCATGAATAAATTCAAAGAAATATTGTCTCTTTCTATCATGGCATCTATAGATTGTAAGAGAATTTTTTTGTCTGATTCAGATAAATCTTTATTACTATTCTTATTAAAAAGTAATTCAGGGAGTTTATTCATTGCTTCATCAGCCTTTTTATCATAGATTTTCAGCTCTAAAATCCGAGCTTGGATATGTCTATCCGTCTTACGATATCTAAACAGTCTATTTAAGCCTGTTGCCTGCATAGCCATGCTTGCTGCTGCTATAAAATTGTTTTCAGCAAATTTTCTCATTTTCTTTGCAGGTAAAGTCCTTTTGCCATGTAATGCCTGATATATTGCACTTATAGAGCAATTTAACTCTAAAGCTACAGCTTTAGGTGGCTTATTAATCGATATAATAGCCAGTTGTATCATATCAGGTAAATCGTTAATAAGATTAGGTTCAATCATAAAATACTGCTCCTATTTGTGTAAATAATACACATTTTTTATACCAAAAATAGTGCTATATTAATTTTAATCTATTTCATTTTCTAACAATTTTAGCTGTTTTTCTAATTGCTTTTGAGATTTATTATTATTTTCTTCGTGTTTTTCGTTGGATAAATTTTTATATTCTTGTGTTTTTAAGGGATAATTTCTATCACAGGCTACAAAAAGCCATGCAGATATATTTTCTATCTTAATACCTCGTTTTATCTCTATCTCTAAATTTTTTAACTGCTTAAAAATTAAATCATCATCAAATTTCTTTTGAAATATTCTTAATGTGTTTTCATCAATACTATATTTCTTAAAAAGATTTAATATTTTATTTAAAATATTTTCTTCTTGATTTTTAATGATAATCTCATCTTCAAGTTCAGGTGAGTCTACATTATGCTGTTCTAATTTTGGTATTCTATCCGTTCGTGGTTTTTTCTCTACCATTTTTACATCTGGTAAAATTTTTAATAACAAATCCTTATATACACTATTTGTTTTTCGATCAGCTCGTATGGTGTTATGTAAAAGCCAATCATTAACATAGACCACTTTATTTTCAGGATCTAACATTGTTATAAAATTTTTATATATTAACAAATTTAAATCATCATCAGCTCCTTTTGTTAATCTTAGAACTGTACCTGCTTCTACAACACCATCATCATCTGCGTGTAATATCAGATAAGTATATAAATCTCTTGCAGATACAGACATTTTTAAAAATCTTTCACTATCGTAGATTAATTTGCTGACCATTCGTCTTGTTTTCAAATAAAAACACCTCACCTCACTTTTGATTAACTGCCAAACACTAATTTGGCAATTAAACCAAATGCTTTAGTGTTTACAATTTGTTAACTAAGCTAGCTATTATATTAATTTAGTTTATATTAGCTTTAGCTTAGCTTGTGCCGTCCCATAAAAGTGCAACTATTTGTTAACTTTTTATAAAGCTATCTTATGGGACAGTCCCATTAAAAATTAAGAATAGTTTTCAGTAAAATTAATTCATCTGTAGTGGGTTCTAAACCATTTTCTATAGCAATATATCTTTCTTTATTAATTTGCGTAAGAGTGCAAATATCATCGACGGAGAGTTCTTTTAATTGTCGTTGCTCTTTTAGTTTTATACTAAAATCAGTATCAATATTATTAAAAATATCTTCCCAAGGGATATTTAATACAGTAGCAATTTTTTTTGCTACTTTAACAGACGGTATTCTTTTTCCGGTTTCTATCATTGAATAATATCCATCTGAAATTCCGACTAATTTAGCTATATCCACTTGTGTAAATTTAGATTTCTTTCTTATTTTAATTAAATTCATTCCTACACCTCCTTACTATAAGTTATATTATTTCATTTTACTAACTATTTGTTAGAAAATTATATTAGTATTATATCTTACATATGGTTAGATGTCAATATTTTTTCTAACTAATTGTAAGGATTATTAAATTTAACTATATGTTAGATTATAATATATATGAGGTGATACTATGTTAGGTGATAGACTAAAGGAATTACGTCTTAATAATGGATTAAAACAATCGGATCTGTTAAAAAAATTTAATTTATCTTCTGCTCGATATAGTCAATATGAAAATGATAAAAGAGTACCTGATTATGAATTATTAATAAAATTTGCTGATTTTTACAATGTAAGTATTGATTATTTATTAGGTAGAACAAATGTTATAAAGCCAGAAAATATTGATGAGAATGATTTATTAGCTAAATTAAATACAGCAGATTCTGAAACCAAAGCATCTGTGGAACAGTTTTTAAATTATTTACTTTATGAAAAAGAACGCAAAAATAAAGGAAAAAATGACAATAATGCAAAAAAAAATACAGACAACGAGATAGCAATTTAAAAATTTTTATCTCCGTCTGTACATGAATGGATTAAAAAACATTATTTCGAGTTATTTAGTAGGGATGAAGAAGATGATTAGATATACTTCAGATAGAAAATATGCAAATGTAATAAAAGACTTAAACAGAAAATATAATGAAAGATTTTTCAATCTTAATAATAGAAATGTTGCAGGTTATGATGTTGCTAATAAAGTATGGTTTTTTGATGAGAATATTGTAGATTATAATGATTATTTAAGATATGCAAGATTTACTCCTGAACAATTAAAATACTTAAGAAATTTTTCTACAAATTTAACAAACTTATTTCAAGAAATAGATTCTAAAATTGATTTTCAAAACTTTAATACTAGATATAAATTTGAAGGTGATGTTTATTCTGTATACAAATCAGATACTACTACTGTTATATATTTGACTGATTCTGTAAAAGGAACAGAAAAACTAAGAGTAGTATATTATAAGGCATTTCATGATGATTTAGAAAATACTAGAATTTTGGTAACAGGTAGTTTATCTATATATAAAGGACATGGAGAAATTCAATTATTAGCTGATGCAATCTATGTTACAAGGAAAAAAACCAAGTATCAGCAACAAATTGATACCTGGTATGATGAAATTTATAAAATGGATATATCACCAGAATATGAGCAATATTCTTTTTCAGATATTCGATATATGGGAGTTATTTCCAATAATAAAACAGGAAAAGGATATCATGATTTTAAATCAATACTAAAAAATACAAATTATATAATAAAAGAACGTTTTACAACACTTACTGCGGAGAATATTGCTAAAGAAATAAAAGAGCTTTATGAAACGGAATCTGTTGATTGTATTTGTATTATTCGTGGTGGTGGAAATAAATATGATTTATTGGATTTCAACAATCCTTTATTAATAAAAACTATGTATGATTCAGGTTTGTTTATTTTTACAGCAATCGGTCATACCAGTGATAATCTAATTTGTAATAAATTTGCTAATTATAATGCTAGTACACCAACTGCATTAGCGATGCACTTTAAAAGATTACAATATGCTGAAGTAAATAAACAAAAAGAAAATGAATTATTATTAGCAAAGAATGATAATAATAAATTACAAGAAATAATCCAAACTTTACATTTAGAAAATGAGAGATTAAAAAGAAAAATTAATGACCTTATTGATGAAAATGAAAACTTAAATGAACAATTAAAGAAATCTAAAAAAGGGTTCTTTAGTAAGTTATTTGGTTGATATTATTTAAATTGATTAATATAATTTATTCTTTATTTCGTGCATAAAAAAAGACAAGTTTTTCGCTTGTCCTTATGGTACAATATGAAACGGAGAATAAATTGATGTGTCGGTTCTCTCTCTAACGAGGGAGGTGGTAAATATGACAACTTATGAAGTTTTATCATTGATAATTTCTTTATTAAGTCTGATATTTACTATTCTTTCTTATCTCAATTAAATTTGAAATAAAAAAGAAGCCGTCATAACGGACAGCCTCTTCTTCACTTTACGAATTTTCCAGAAGAGGGCTGACGTGGCGAAACATCAGTTTATTCTCTTCTTTTAGTTAATCATATCATAAGTAATAAAATTAATCAAATAAATTCTAAAATAAAAAAGGTGGAATTTATTATGAAATTACCAAATGGATATGGTTCTGTATCCAAGCTTTCTGGCAAAAGACGTAAACCATGGATTGTTAAAGTTACGAAAGGTTGGACAAACGACGGAAAGCAAATCCGTATGGTTTTAGGAACATTTAAAACTAAAAGTGAAGGATTAATTGCTTTAGCAGAATATAATAAAGATCCTTATGATATCATAGAACGAAGATATACATTAGAAGAACTCTATAATATGTTCGCAGAAAAAAAATTTAAAGATAATAAAAAAATAGAATCATATTATATAGCCGCATATAAACGATGTTCTAAATTGCATAAAATGCAATTTAAAGATATACAAACTGCTCATGTACAAGAAATAATTGATCATTTATCTCTTAGTTATTCAAGCAAAAAATCTATAAAAAATCTATTTAGTTTGTTATATAAATATGCAATGTCTTTTAATCTAGTAGATAGAAACTATGCTAGTTTTTTAAAATTACCAAAAGAAGTACGAAGTAATCTGCATAAACCATTTACTGAAAAAGAATTGCATATTTTATGGGATAATACAGAAGATTATGTTGCAAAAATAGCTTTAATATTATGTTATACAGGTTTAAGACCTAGCGAATTATTAGATATCAAACGAGATAATGTTTTTTTAGATAAGAAATATATGATTGGTGGAGCAAAAACAGTTATGGGAACAAATAGACGTATTCCTATAGCAGAAAAAATTTATCCATTTATAAAATGTTTCTATAATTTATCTACTGAATTTAATAACCCATACTTAATTATAGGTAATGTTCGAAAAAAGAAACTAACTTATTCTACATTAGCTTCTAAATGGCATAAATCGGATATTGAAGCTATTAGAAATCATCTTCCCCATGATGGAAGACATACATGTAATACCTTATTAGATAACGCAGATGTAAAAGAAAATATAAAAAATCTTATATTAGGACACGTAGGAAAAACTATAAATGAAAAAGTTTATACTCATAAAACAATCGAACAATTAAAAAAAGCTATTGATTTAATATGAGCAATTATTTAATTTATACTTTGTTGCCTATATGTTGCCTATATGTTGCCTATTTGATGACTACTATTTAATTTTTAAAGAGTTTCATGTGTTTTTTAGAGATTTTTTATAAAAAGAAAGCCTTTAAATACTTATATTTAAAGGCTTTCTTTAATTACTTAATTTAAACTTAGAGTTTACTTCAAATGCTATTATATTCTTAAGTATAAAACTTAACAAGGACGTGATAATATGACTATTAAAGAAGTAAGTCAAAAATACGATCTCAGCCCCGATACTATTCGTTATTATGAACGTATTGGTTTAATTCCACCTGTACCACGCAAACCAAATGGTATTCGTGATTTTGACCAAGAATCATGTAATTGGATTGAATTCATAAAATGTATGCGTTCTGCTGGCGTTCAAATCGAAGCATTGATTGATTATGTTCACCTCTTTTATCAAGAAAACACAGCAGAAGCTCGCAAAGATATCTTAATTGAACAACGCGACCGCTTACAAAAACAAATTGATGCTATGAATATAGTAATAGAACGTTTAAATAAAAAAGTAGACCGTTATGAAGAAATCATTATTCCTGCCGAAAAAAAATTATTAAGCAAATAAATTAAAATTAAATTATAAACAAATAAAAACATTGCTATTTCTTATCGTTTTAAGTTATAATTAACTATGTATTAAATTTATAAACAAAAGAAAGAGATGATTTATGGACCCCGATAGGAAACAACAAACTAATTTAAATGATGAAGATGATAACTTTATAGCAGAATATAAACAAGAAGTTATCCACAAGCCATGGTCAAAAACTTTAAAATTATTAGTAGCAATTACAACTTTGATTTTAGCCGCTGTTGGCACATTAGCTTCTTTCAAAGCTGCAAGTCTAGGCAACCAAGTAGTAACTACTCAAAATGAAGCTTTTAACCACTGGTCAAACTACCAAGCAAAAACGATTAAGAAAACAACTTTAGAAACTGAACTTTATACTATTGAAATTGAACTTGCTAAACTTAAAGATACAGATAATGCTTTAAAAACTGAACTTTTAGCTAAAAAATCTATCTATGAACAAGAAATTGCTCAATATAAGCAAGAAGAAATCACTTTAACAGCTAAAGCTCAGGAAGCAGAACAACGTCATTTATTAACAAAAGAGATTTCTACTAACTTTGGTAATGCTTTAATCTTTTTGCAAATAGGTATTTTATTATCTTCATTGACTACACTTAGTAAAATAAAATATTATTGGTATATAGGTTCTATTTCCGGTATCATTGGATTTAGTATCTTTATAACTTCATATTATAGAAATTTAACTATGTAATTAAAAACCTCTTAGTATTATTATGCTAAGGGGTTTTGTTTATGTTAAACTACAGATATACATAAATTTATCAGGAGTCTATCATGTCTATTACTTTCAATAAAAAACAACAACAAGTAATCAATGAATTAAATCAAAATATACTCTTAAGTGCAGGAGCTGGCACAGGCAAGACAAATGTACTTTCTTATCGTGTAGCTAATATTTTAAATAAAAATCGTGCCAATGCCGACGAAATTCTCTGCTTAACTTTCACTAATAAAGCTTGTCGAGAATTAAAAAATCGCATCACTTCGCAATTAGATTTTGAAACAGCAAATAAAATCACCATTCGCACCATTCATGGCTTTGCTTACCAAGTGATTACCACTACCGCCAAAAAAGCACAAACAATATTTAAAGAATTTGTCATCTTTGATGATGAAGACCAAAAGACGCTAATTAGACAAACTATCGCCAATTTTCCTAAGGCTAGAGCCTTAGATATTCAATATATCGTAAATTGCATTGAGCAATTAAAGCAAGAACGAGCTTTAAAGCATATCTATACTAAAGATATAGAAGATGATTATACTACTATTTATCATCAACATTTGAAGTTCAATAAAACATTCAATCAACAACAAAACGATAATTTAACGAAATTTTTTCAATTTGATGGTTTAAATATAATCATCAACTATGAATTAGCCCTACAACAAATGCATGGTTTAGATTATAAAGATTTAATTGCCAATGCTTATCGCTTATTTCAAGACGAAAATATATGCTCATCATGGCGAAAACGCTACAAATATATCATGATTGATGAAATGCAAGACACTAGTTCTTTTGAATATACCATGCTCGAAAATCTCTTTCCTGCTAATAATATCATGCTCTGTGGCGATGAATTTCAAACTATTTATGAATGGCGTGGATCTAATCCTCAAAAAATCTTAACTGCCTTCACAGAAAAATATAACCCTTTAATCATTAATTTCAATGAAAATTATCGCTCTACTAGATTGCTTTTAGAAATGGCTTATAATACTTTAATAAATCTATTTCATAAAGAAACCATTTCACATTCCTATGCTAAAAATCTACTTTCTAAAAGCAGTGAACTCGGTCATAAAATAGAATTAAAACAAGCAAACTCCCTAGCTAACGAAGCCCAATGGATTTTTCAAAATATCGTAAATTTATTACCTCTAGTAAAAACACCTACGCAAATAGCTATTTTAGTTCGTCAAAACAATTATCTACAAAACTTAACATTACATCTAAATTATCTAGCCAATATCTATAATCAAAAAAATCAAGAAACTCCTATCCATTTCATTCAAATAGATAATATCCGCTTTTTCAAACGTCAAGAAATAAAAGATGTTCTATCTATTATGAAATATCTCATCAATCCTAATGATTATCTCAGCCTACAGCGAATATTAATAAATTTAATCCCTAATATTGGTATTCGCACTATCAAGCAAATATCATCTGCTGAATATCTTCAAAATGGATTGCGTCTATCTGACTTTATCAATGCAAATTTCCAAAATCCAAACTATGAACCTTTTTCTGACTTGATTTCAGCTTACTTATCCAAAGACATCATAGTCTTTGATATTGAAGGTACAGGTACAGATATTTTTGCAGACAATATAATTCAATTATCCGCCATCAAAATTCGCAAAGGAAAAAAAATAGCAGAATTCAATCGTTATCTAAAATCAGATAAACCTGTTGGCGACTCTGAAAAAGTACACCATATTTCTGATGAATATTTACAAACTCATGGCGAAAATCCTAAGCTTGTCCTTCAAGAATTTTGTCAATTCATCCAAGATGCTATCATCACAGGTCATAATATTCGCGGTTATGATATGGATATTTTCAATCAAAATCTATTAAAACATAACTTAAAACCTGTAGATTTCTCTAATATAAATTTTGATACCTTAGATTTAGTTCGTCGTTTTTATCCTAATCTACCTAATCATAAACTTGAATTTCTGAGTAATCATTTTCAATTTGAAACAAAATCTAATCATAACTCTTTAGATGATGTTTTTGCTACATGGGAATTATTACACAAATTGCTCGAAGATAAAATTATTCCTACAGCTAAAAAACGCAGTGAATTAATCAATAAACAAAAAAATAAATTCATTCATGTAGCTCAAATTTTCCAAAAACTGCATAATATTTTAAACGACAATCTACTTTTAGAAAATCTAATCACTCAAATCGTTAAAGAATTCGATTTAGTGAATATCTATAAAGCTAATGCAACTCAAGATGGAGCTGTTCGCTTAGAAAACATTCGCAATTTGTTTAGATTAGCCAAAGCAGAACTCAACTCACATCGAGGAACAAATGGCATCAAAGAATTATTACAATATGCTAGTTTATCTAATACGGATTTAGATGCTCTTACTTCTTCTCACCCTAAAATTCCTATTATAACTATTCATCAGGCAAAGGGCTTAGAATTTGATTATGAATTTTTAGCTGGCATGAATGATGATATTTTTCCATCATATTTCAGCACACGCAATGGCTCTATTACTGAAGAAGAAAAACGTCTTTTCTATGTAGCCATCACTCGTGCCAAAAAAGCTTTATTTCTCTCCAGTTCAGGTAGACCTAGTCGTTTATTAAATTATATACCTGAACAATTCATTACCAAAATTAAATAA